ATGGTGGAAGATGCGCGTCCGGCCGATCCGAGTGCGGCGCCACGAGCGGCGGCCGGCTATCTTGGTGGCCTTTCCGGCAAATTGCTGCTGCTGACGGTTGCCTTCGTCATGCTGGCCGAGGTGCTGATCTTCGTGCCCTCCGTCGCCAATATGCGCATTCGCTGGCTGCAGGACCGCCTGAACACCGTGGCGGCGGCGGCTGTCGTCGTCGACGGCCTGCAGAATGTCGAGCTGCCCCGCGCCGTTCAGCGCGAGACCCTGATGGCGACCGGCACGAAAGCCATCGTCATCCGCCGAAAGGATGCCTCGCGGATGATCGCCAGCGTCGATATGCCCCCGGCCATCGACGGGGAGTACGACCTTGCCGACTTCACGGCCCTCGGCGCAGTCCGGGACGCTTTCGACACGCTTCTTTTCGGGGGCCACCGGGTGGTGCGAATCTATGGGCCGCTAGGCGAGGGCGATGCGACGATCGAGCTGGTGATGAAGGATGCCAAGCTGCGCACGGCCATGCTCGTCTATTCCCGCAACGTCTTCCTGCTGTCGATCGTCATATCGCTGATCACCGCGGCCCTCATCTTCCTGGCAATCAATCGCATGCTGATCGTTCCGATACGACGGCTGACCAAAAGCATGCAGGAGTTCTCGAACGAGCCGTCGAACCCCGAACGCGTGCTCGTGCCGCCGGACGGCAAGGATGAACTGGCGGTGGCCGGGCAGCACCTTGCCAGCATGCAGCGCGAATTGCAGAGAACTTTGAAACAGCAGAAGAGCCTTGCCGAGCTCGGCCTTGCCGTTTCCAAGATCAACCACGACATGCGCAACATCCTCTCTTCCGCGCAGCTCATTTCCGACCGCCTGGCCGCTGTCGACGATCCGGTGGTCAAGCGCTTCGCACCGACATTGCTCAGGGCCATCGATCGCGCCGTCGGCTACACGCGCGAGGTTCTCTCCTACGGGCGCACCACGGAGGCGGAGCCCCATCGCCGCTTCGTGTCGCTCCGGCCGCTTGTCGAGGACGTGGCCGAACTGCTTTCCGTCGACCGGCAGGACGGCATCGATTTCCAGATACAGGTGCGAGAAGACATCGAGGTGGATGCGGATAGCGAGCAGCTCTTTCGCGTCGTCCACAATATCTGCCGCAATGCCGTCGAGGCGCTTGCAAACTACACGCCCGAGAACGGTTCCGAGAGACGGATCTCCGTTTCGGCGGTGCGGACCGGCAGCGTTGTTACGATTTCGATCGAGGACACCGGTCCTGGCATGCCGGCCAAAGCGCGCGAAAATCTCTTCGCCGCCTTCCGGGGCTCGGCCCGATCGGGCGGCACGGGCCTGGGTCTCGCAATCGCACGCGAACTGGTGCTCGCCCATGGCGGAACCATCGCCCTCGTCGAAAAGCCCACCCCCGGCACGCTGTTTCGCATAGAACTGCCGGACCGCCCGGTACGGCTCGATGCCTTCCGCGCCAAGGGACGGTCCTGATGAGGTTCTCGTCCGCACCGGAGGAGACGCAGGGATACCGTCGCAAAAACAGAATTTTTGGCTAAAGGCGCTTGCAATCGCCGAAAGGACCCTTTAGAGGATCGCCACGCAAGCGGTTCACCGCTTAGGCACGCACCCGTAGCTCAGCTGGATAGAGCACCAGACTACGAATCTGGGGGTCAGGAGTTCGAATCTCTTCGGGTGCGCCATTACTTAGCTTCATTTGAAGCCTCGCGTTTTGCAGGCCGTTTTGCAAAATCCGTTTCCAAGACGTTCTCCAGTTTCGCTATAGCGTTGTCCGCCATCGTGCTTGTGCGGGCGAGATACTTGTCCAGAATCTCTTGCGCGCGGCGAAGCGAATGGCCTGTGACCGAGACGATTTCGCCGAGATTGCATCCCGCCTGAAACAGCATGGTCACAGTCGTTCCGCGAATGTCGTGGAAGTGCAGATCGGTGATTCCCGCATCGGTGCACGTCTTTTCCCATAGCTCGGCGAAATAGCGCTTCTTGAATGCCTTGCCGGTCTTGGTGGTCATGATCAGGGCAGACGTGCGTGTAAGGCCGTCCAGCGTCTGCTTCAGGGCCTTGGTGCACTTCACCGCGACATATCGCTTAGTCTTACCCTGTCGGAGCTTAATATGGGTACCGTCATAGTTCGACCATGCCAGTTTCAGCAGGTCGCCTTGACGCTGGCCGGTGTGAAGGGCCAGGACGATCGCCAGCTTCATTTCCTCGTTCGCCTTCTCCATGAAGGCGTCGACGTGTTCCGGCAGCCAGATCAGTTCGGACCTGTCGCCGTCATAGGCGCGTTCGAAGCCATCCATGACGTTCCGGTTCAGGGGTCCGTCCTTCGTGGCCCATGAGAGGACGCGGGCGAGGATCGTCACCCGGTTATCAGCCTCGCGAGGCTTCTCCTCCGAAAATTCGTCATGCCACTTCAGCACGTCGCGACGGAACTGCTTGTCTTCGAGGGCCGCATAGGGAACGGTCCCGTACTTGCCATCCCAGAAGGTCAAGACGCGCCGATATTCCTTCTTGGTGCTCTCTGCCAGCCGTCGCCATTGCTTCGTGCTGTCGAAGTCCCTGATCAATCCGGACAGTGTTCCTTCATGGCGGTTCTTCGATTTCGTCTCAGCCTCGGCGATGGATGCCATGAACGCAGTTGAACCGGGCTCGCCAGTCAGACGGAACCCGGTTGCGCGGTGATAGTAGTATGTGGCGACGGTCCCGTCGGCGAGCGTTCGTTTGACCGTATTGATGCCCTTAAGCCTTGTTCGCATTCTCCCGCTTCCATTTCTCGAACGGCGATAGGTTGTCATTGGCCGGTTCCGGCATGGAACGGTCACCTGCTATCGCTCGCTCTAAGGCCACACGGCTCCATCGGCGCGTTCCGGGGATGGCGGAAGGGACAATGCCCTTTCGCACCCACGAATCGAATCCTGACGGACTGAGATGGCAAAGAGCCGCTGCCTGCATGCGCGAAAGCACAAGCGGGACGGTTCCAGTTTCAGGGGAGGGCATCAGGCGGCAGCCGCCTTTAGGTGGTCGGGATAATCACTGTCGCACATATCTTCGGCAACGATGCGGATGAAATGAGAATCTGTGTTGAGGTGACCGGCCACCATGGCTCGAATGGTGTCGTGGTCGACCTTAAACGCGGCATCCACGAAAACATCATAGGAAGCCTCACTGTGGGCAAATGTTCCAAAGCGTCCGAAAGTGCTGGTGCGCTTAAAGCCAAGGATATCCCCCTCGGCGATCATTTCCAGTATGCCGTCCATTCAATACTCTCCCTCGATAGGCGCACCGTCGGCAACGGTTGCGCTAGATTGATGATGCGGATATCCCGCGCCACTAGACATCAAACCAAATGTCTAGTATCCGTCATTATGACTGATTTACAAAAAAGTCAAGCAAAATGTCGGAAATGGGTCCATATGTCTGAAGGTTCACTTCTTGCGGCGCAGGTCCGCGCAGCCCGCGCACTTCTCGGATGGTCGCAGGGTTACCTTGCTGAAGGTGCAAACGTGAGCCGCTCGACGATCGCCGATCTTGAAGGCGATAAGCGTGAGCCGCACGAAGCATCGCTATTCGTGATCATGAACGAACTGGCTAGCGCCGGCATCAACTTCACGGAAAGAGGGGTGGAATTTCGAGAATTCCCACCCCGTCAATACGTGCCGACCGGCATCGCGCAAAAGAGAAATAAGTAATCACCGGCCAGCCGGCCGCAGTGTAGGAGCGGGTGGTGATCCGGCTGGCCTCGTGGTGACTTGGAGCCCCTGGCTGGAATCGAACCAGCGTGATCCGCTACCGTTGTCGGGATAGAAGGCCCGCACGGGTACAGGGGCGAAACTGGTTAAGACAATCCGAGCATGTTGCGGTACATCGCGACGTCCGACTCGCACATCTGCTCAACTCGAACGATCCGCATTGCTGCGAGCTCTTCTCGGCCTATCTGAAAGTAGTGGGGCATACCGTTATAGAGGGCAGCGTCCAGATGGTCGTTATCACCGTCTCCAAGGATGAGAGCGCACATCCGCTCGCCTGACGCCTTCTCCACGGTCACAATGTCACCGGACTGGAAAAGCGATGCGTCAGGCCCGTTGAACCGGGCGAGGAGTCGCTCGATACTGGCGATGTTTGAATGAGATAGGGATTCATTAACCACGCTCTGCATCATTTCCGGCCACCTCGTTGCGGGCTAGCGATTTTCGATATAGATAGCGATAAACGATGGTTTTCGAGATGGCAAGCGAAAATCGCTAGCTCTAGCTATTTTTTTATAAGGTGGTAATCTTCGGATATGTTGACGCCCTCACAGTGCCGCGCAGCCAGAGCGCTATTAGACTGGTCACAACAACAGCTTGCCGATCAATCCAAGATCGGCAATGCGACGATCCGGAACTTCGAAAGCGGCAAGACCGCACCGCAACACGCCACACTGGATGTCTTGCGAAGATGCTTCGAATCAGCCGGGATCATCTTCATTGACGAAAACGGCGAAGGGCCTGGCGCCCGGTTGAGGAAGGCCGCGAATGGTTGATCTTGGTAAAATCGAGCTCGATAGAGTGTTCGAATTCGCCACTCGCTTCAGGAAAGCGATGGAGCGAACCAACCTTGAGAAGATGGCGATCGGGTTCAGAATGTTCCCGCGCGGGGCATGCAGTGACACTAGTCTACTGCTGGGAACGGCCCTTAAGGATCACGGCTTAGGCGCGTTCCGATATGTGTGCGCTTCCAAATCTGAAGGCGGCACATTCGAGTCTCACGCATGGCTGCACGCCGACGGTCTCATCGTGGACATCACCGCAGATCAATTCAATGACGGAATGCCGCCAGTCTTTGTCGGAAAAGACACGGGTTGGTACGGACAATGGGGTGAAGTTACCGACCTCGGTGAAGGCGACTACCGGCTGTGTACGGGCGGTTACGCGGGAGAACTCGCAGGAAGTTATCGCCTAGTTATCGCGAATCTGTCCTAGCATTCGCAGACCTCACTTCACCTGCTTCACGGCATCGCGTACCGATTCTGCATAGGAATGCCACATGAACTCAAGCGCTAATTTATAAAACTCATCCGCATCAGCCCGATTAAATCCATAACGTCGAGCCAGCGCTCGGGCTTCTTTCCTTAGCAATTCTGTGTCGCCGGATGTGACGTCACCGCATCCGTTCACGGTCTGCGCAAAGCTCGCAATGAGTGAGGCCGGAAGATTCGGCCCAAAGATGAAGTAGCGGATATAGGCGAGAAAGTTGTTATGCCGGAACATCGTGTCGATGGTCTTGGAATTCGCCAGAAAACGGTCCTTGCGAGACTTCCCGTGATCGCCCCGATTGTACGCCGGGTCCGTGAAATAGCGAAGGCGATGATCTGGCACCGCCTTCCGTTTCAGCAGAGAAGTAATCAGGCTGAATGCCAGTTCGCTATTCGTCTTCCATTGCTCATGGTCGCGAACCTTCATCTGGTCCAGTTCAAGCCCAGATAGCAAACGCTCTTCCTCGTCAGTGAGCTGAATTTTCATTGGATATTGATCTCCGAATTTACGATCGAGAGTGCATCTCTTTGAAAAATGGATACCAGTGTTTAGCAGATAAAACTCGCGTGGGAATTGCATCATGCCAATTGAATCCGATGTTGCGTGGTACCTGGATGTCTGGAACTGGCTTGCCGTACCGACTAATGCCGTTGCATTCGCTCAAGTCTTGGCAGCAATCGTTACGGCTTTTGCAACCATCGCCTTATGGCATGTAACGCGCATCTTAGCTGTCGAAACAAAAGTTCTCTCCAGCATGACGTCGCGCCCTTTTGTGGTTTTTTCCTTTCAATCCAGTCTTGCTGCGGCGGAAGCACTGGATTCAATGGTGAGCAACACGGGTAACGCTACGGCATTTGATGTGGAGGTCACGATTTCTCCTGCTCTGCCCAATGGCAATGGAAGCCGCGATCCCGAAAAGGAGGAGAGCAAATTTCTTGTTTCGCTTCTTCCTCCAGGCGCGGCTATCCCAAAGCAGGGCGTGATGAGCCGAGACGTTTACGAGGAGACGTTCTCGGTAGATGCAAGTTGGTCGTCATCACCAAACTCTGCCAAGAGGGAGAGGATTCGCTACAATATTCAGCCGCAAGACGGGTTCAGGGCAGGCTGGAGGGTCAAGGGTGATCACCAGATAGCCGAGGAGCTTGAAAAAATACGTAAGTTACTACCGAAATAGTCTACCCAAACGCATCTAGCGCCTCTTCCCAGTCATCTGAATCATAAACCGACCCGACGCCTGCCGAGCCGCCAAGCGAAGCTCGCATTACAGCCATGGCGGCAGCGACCGCACCATCGATAGATAGCCAGCGCTTGCCCTTCTTCAGGCGAACCTTATGCCCGTAGCTGTTCGTCTCGACTTCGCAGTTCGCGACACAGAATCGCAGGATCGGGTGACCGCCATGTTTCAGCTTTCGGCCGACCACCGCTCGTTCTAACTCGGCAATGGCAGGCATCATCGTGAGGGCGCCCTGTCGCATCTCGACGGCGGGCAAGCCATCGTCCTGAAGGTTGTTCAAGACGACACGGGCAAGAGCCGGGTCGAACGCGATTTCCTGCACGTCGAATTCGTCGCACAGATCACGAATGCGGGCTTCCACGGCGCGGAAGTCGATCACATTGCCATCAGTCGCGGTAATAAGGCCATCGGCTGCCCATCGCACATATGGCGCGTCCGAAAGCTCCTGCCGTTCGCGCAGATTGTCCTTCGGACAGAAGAACCACGGCACCACGATATAGCCGCCATCGCCATCCCGCCAGGCAGCAATGATTACCGTCAAATCGCCGCTCGAGCTAAGGTCGACGCCGAGCCAGCACGGTTGCCCGCGCAGTTCTTCCAGATCGATCGCGCCGGCGCCTTCATCGTAAACCGTCATATCCACGAAAGGCGAGGTCGACTTGTCTGCCCAGATGTTCAGATTGTACTGCTTGAAATTGTCGAGGTCAGAAGGCGAGTGCTTGGCCTTCGCGGCCTTGTCCATGAAGCCAGGCAGATCGGGGTAGCCGTACTTCATGCCGGGGTTGACCAGCTTCCATAGTTCCGGATCCTCCCAGTCGTCTTTCTCCTCGGCAGCGAAGATGACTGGCAGCATGGCCGGGTCATTGATCTCGCCCTTCTGCACCTTCATGGCATAGCTGACATAATCCCAGGCGAGGTTATCCTGGCCCCTGCCTGCCGTCGATGCCACCACCATGAGCGTGTCAGGTGTCTTCACCAGTGCCGAGTCGAGCGCTCCCCATAGTTCCCGGCCGGCAATGCCTTTCCAGACGTGAAGCTCATCTGCGATGACCATGCGAGGCGTCTTGCCGTGCTGGACGGCACCATCGGCCGCAAGGGCCTTGTAATTGGTGCTCTTGGCCTTGCATTCGATCAGGGACTTCGACGGCAGTGGCTTCATGTGCTTGCGCAGGCGAGCATCATAGGTGACCAGCAACTTCGCTTCTCCGTAAAGCTCCATTGCCTGCTCATGTGCCGATGCGGCCGATACCACAAGGTCGCCGGTATTGGCTTCCGGGCCGAGCGTCTGAAGCAAGGTGAGCGCGGCACACAGAGAGGTTTTCCGGTTGCCGCGAGGCAGCAGCAGGCAGACGCGCCGGACGATCCTATCGCCTTGACGCGCGATGCGCAGGCCCGCATCGTCGAACTTGTCTTCGACGTGACGTGGGCCGTAAATCTTCCGGATCACGCGCTCTTGCCATGGGTCGAGCTGGAACGGATGACCTGGGGCCGGGTTCTTCGGATGTTTCAGACGGCGCAGCCATGCCACGGCGCGCTCGCCATATCCGAACGGATCATCGATCTGCGAGCCGTCGTTAATCCAAGAGGGAATCATCGCCATCAGCATCTCCTTGCGCTACGCGGCTTCGGCTTGCGGGTGTCAGGCCAAGTTCAGCCGCCCAGCGGCGTGCTTCTGCCGCGGATTCCCGTAGGGTTGTGAATGCCGGGTGACGCTTCAATTCGCCCAGACGGTTTTCGACGTAATCGCCATCCAACTTGATGCGAGCGCGTGCGATTTTGACGTCGCCGGTTGCCTCGCAATAACGTTCCACGGCAGCCATGTCGGCAGGCGACAAAGCGCGCCGATCGACAAGCACGGGCATAACCCGGCGCCATTCGGCTTTCGCCTCGGCGGTCATGTCCTTCGGTGGCGGCGGGGCCTTGGTGACGGCATCTGAAATAGGTTTGGGATCGGCCTTTCGGCCACGAGTATGATGGCTCATTAGGCAGGCTCCGCCCAAGCATCGGCGCGAAGCAGGCGGCGCAATCCAGTGTCGTCATCCTTCCCGTCGTCGCTGTCGCCGGTAAACTGGCGATACATAGCCACGGCAGCGTCCAGAACCTGGCCGTGCAACGCACCTTCCTTGCGCCAATAGACGCCGACAAGCAGGGCCTTGCGCTCGCTCTGCGATACGGTCGCATCAATCAAGGGTGTCCAGACGCGGTACCTTCCTTCCGGGTTGAGGGAAAGAACGCAGCCCTTCATGCCCAGATCCTCGGTGATGAAATCGAAGTGCGCGATGATCTTGCTGCCGCCACGGTTCGGCTTGCCATCGACGGTGCGCATAGCAGTGATTTTTACGGTCATAATGATCTCCTTTCGGGTCGGCATGTCGCCGACGGGGGGCGAATGCGGTTAGGTTGCCACGCCCTTCTCTGCGAGGATTTCCAGCCATGCGCGGCGGTTATCCGGATCGTTGATCGCGCGGATATTCCATGCCTCGCCATCCTTGGTGAGGATGCGCCACGAGGTCGTCAGTGCGCGGGTCGCGGCGTTTTGGCGAACCGTGACGATGGCGGGTTGCTTGCCGGCGAGGCGACCAGCATAGACTTCTTCACCGCCGCGAAGATAATGGAACTTGGCCCAGACGCTGGCCTGAGTTTCGAAGGGTCCAGTGACTACGTTGCCATAGCCATCGTCGCCGACGGATCGGACCTGCAGAGCAATCTTGCTGCGCAGTTCTCCGGGGGTTGCTGCTGTCGCCATCTCAGAACACCCATTCGCGGTAGCTGGAAATAACCTCGGAAGCGCTGATCGGGATATCGTTCAGCGTGCCGGCGAACGTGGTTTCGCGGTGCTCCCACCAGTGCGTTGCCACCATCAAGGTCGCCTGCACCAGATCGTCTGGATTTACCCAATCTTCCGGCAGCGGGTCGACGAGGAATGACAAGACGTATTTATTGGCCGCGTCGACCTTGACTTGAATGGCGTCGTCCTCATCGTCACCGTCGATGCGAGCATGTTCCTTGAACTGCTCAAGAGTTATCAAGCTCATTGATGCGATCCTTTCGATCTATCAATTTAGGGAATGTCCCAATTCAGAAAAAACTAGAGCGATGCTACCCCGCCGGTTCCTGGCCGTCGGCGGGACTCTCGACCCTCCCCGGCCCATCGTCGCGCATGGCGTCCTGATAGGCGCGGTATTCGGCCAAGGCGGCTTCCACAATCGCTTTGCGGGTCGGGCTGGGGTCCAGAAGGCCAACGCCCTTGCGACGGCCAGGCATGCCCACCACGTACTCGTAGGTGTCATTGCGATATCGCAGCGATGCATCCCTGAAGAGGATATCGCCGACCCAAACATCGAAGCGGGCAACGGTCGTGGCGAAGTCACTGACATAGTAGAACGGTTCGAAGCGCTTGATCCTGATCATCGAACCGTCCTTCCGAAGCTCCCATCGAAGCGCGCCGTCTTCTTCCCGTGGCAGGTGGAACACATCGATGCGAAGTTAGTGGGATCAAGCCGGCGATGCGGTGCCTTGCGTATGGTCTCTATGTGGTCGACCAGAGTGGCAGGGTCGCCGCACTCGACACATGAGGGGAAGCGGGCAAGGTGCTTGGCCCGTGCTGCACGCCAGTCTGCATCATACCCACGCTGTGAAGCGGTAGGCCGATCTGCATCACTGGCAGCCTTGCGGGCAACGGCGCATACGCACCGCTGCCCAGCCGGGACCACGCGACCGCAAGAGCAGATGCGCGGGGTCTTTGTAGGCATTAGGCCACCGGCTTCTGCGCAGCGTGACCGAGCACGGCAGCGACACCGGCCGCGATGGACGTGCCAGACGCCTTGGTCAGGACCGGGCGCACATAGCGCTTGAAGCCGTGGTATCCGACCTTATAGGTGGAACTGGCCGCAAGAGCGGTCGGTGCGTTGGACTTGACCTGATCGGCAGCGACGGCTGCGAACGTGGCGTTATCATCCGAGTCTTCGAGCGAGACGCCGAACACGCCGGCACCAACAATGGCGCCAGTCTGCACGATGAAGGCCAGGCTGTTAAAGCCAAGGGTATCAACGCTAGTGCCGTTGACGCTGGCGGACTGTACGGCGGGATCGATCGAAGTCTTGGCGCCGATATTTGCTGCGATAGAACGCATTGAGAATTCCTTCCGAAAAGAGAAAGGGCGACCCGAAGGCCGCCCAGATGTTGAGGATCAGTCAGAGACCGAAAGCTTAGGAGGCCGGGTTCTTCAGCTTGCGGAACTTGGCAGCCTGAAGCACGGCGCCACCAACGCGGCGGGTCGCGTGGAAGCGGGTCACGCCATCGGTCGCACGAATGTACGGGTTCACGAGGATGGACATGCTCACGCGGTCCACGATGCGATAGCCGGTGAAGTCGCCGAAGATAACCGGGCTCTTGTTCGCGCCGATGTCGTCAGCCTCGATCAGTTCGATGACCGGGCGGCCAAGGATCGTTTCGGGCTGGCCGAGCGCGACGGACTGCTGCCACAGAAACTGGCCTGAAGAGTCCTTCAGCTTGCGAGCCGCTGCCAAGGTCTTGCTGTTCATCCCCCACGTGCCGTTTGCGCGGTAGGCGGCGGGCAGATCGTAGTAGATATTGATGAAGTCCTCGAAGCTGATCGCGGCAGCGACACCAGCGGCGTAAGGCGTGATTGCCGGGTCGACAAACAGGCCGCTAGGCTGATTGCTACCCGTGCCCGTGAGGAAAGCAGATGCTTCCTTCTGGCCGAAGTCTTCCGCCAGCGCCAGGCGAACTTCCTGTTCAGCGGAGCCGGCCGAGTCGGCAAGCAGCTGATTGGAAATGTCGACGTAGGTGGTCAGTTCGTTGACCGGGATTTCAGCTTGGCCGAAAGTTGGTTCCGACGATTCCTGAGACTGGGTTTCGCCCTTCCACTTCGCGGCGGTGACCGAGTTGCGCGCCGGATAGATGACCGACGGCGAGCCAGTGGAGCGAACGCTGGCGTACTGGCGGATCGGCGAGAACTGCACGAGGTTGCGGACAAACTCGGTCGACATTTCAGCCGGGGCGAGATAGCCGCCCTGCGGGTCGCTGGAAACCGTGAGGGTCTTCAGTTCTTCCGGGCCAGCCTTGTCGCCGCTGCGGAGATAGGCTTCGAAGGACTTCTGTTCGTCCGTCGGCTCCTTGTCATCCTTGGCTCCCTTGTTGATGTTCGGGCGGTTCAGCTTCTGCTCGATCTGGTCGATGCGTTCGCCGAGCTTTTTGTCAGCTTCAGCCTTGGCCTTCACTTCTGCCGTGAGGGCATCGACTGCGGCCTTCACTTCGACGGCCGGGTCGGCATCGCCTTCAGACTTGGTTTCGAGGGCGGCTTCGAAGGCATGTGCGAGATTGGACATATTCAACCTTTCATAGATGCGCGGGCCGCGTTCAGAACGTCGGCGATGGCGCGCAGGGTATTGGGAGTGTTGGACTTGACCGATGAGACGGTCGCCGTGGGCAGCATGCCAAAGGTGACAATGCTGATTTCGTGGAGCTCGACTTCATCGAGAAGCCGAACGCCCTTCGTCTTATCCAGACGTGACGCCTTGGTGCGGTAGCCGATCGACAGGGTGTCGAGTGCTCCGGCCTTCATCAGCGCATAGGTCTCGCGACCCTTCACCGTGTCCAGGATCAACCTGCCCTTGACGCGCAAGCCGGTGCCATCCTCGGCGATATCGGTCCAGATGCCGACGGGCTCCGAGCGGTTATGCTCTCGGAGCATCTTGACGCGACCGGCAGGCCGTGCGGCAAGACTTTTCGTGAAGGCGCCGACCTGTACCGCATCGCGGCCTAGATCGACTTCTCCGAACCGGCTGGCATAGCCTTCGAACGATCCATCTTCGGTGATGGCTTTTGTATCGAGGGCGATTTGCATGCCGGTTTCATAGGTGACGTTGCTCACGCAGCGGCCTCCTTTGGTGGTTTGTTGTTGTCATTGACGGGTGCCGGAGCGCCAGCCGTCGTGAACGGCGATGACAGGGTGTTGCCGTCCGGAAGCGCGGGAAGGTTCTCGCGTCTGCGAACGTCATTCGCGGTCATCACGCCGGAAGAGCGGTACTTCTGGTACGCCTCGGCGCGCGCCGCGCTATCACCGCGAAGCAGATCGTCGACGATGAAGTCGACCGAGTGCGTCTTGCGGTCTTCCTTGGCGATCAGGCAGCGGCGATAGGCGTCTGTCCATGACCGAAGCCACGGAAGCAAGCACAGTTGCAGGAACTGCAGATTCTGCTGTTCCGTGTTCGCCAGCGTGCCTTTGGAAAGCTCCTGCAGCATCGTAATCGGGACACGCGTCAACCGGGCGATTTCGCCGATTGCGAAGATCCGCTGTTCGTTGTGCTGGCTTTCAACCGAAGTGAAGGCGATTGGCTGATACTTGCCGTCGTTGTCCAGAGGTGCAACGCCACCTGCATTCGCTCCGCCATGCGCCTTCCGCCAAGCATCGCCCGCGCGCTTCAAAGCATCCGGCTTCAGCATGCCCTTGAAGGACAGGATGCCGCCGGGGCGGCTGTTGTTGCGCATGAGGTTCGCAGCGGTGCGCTCAAGCAGGATGGCAAGCGAAATGGCCTCGCGACCAGAGCGGATAAGGCCAAGGCCGCGCTTCCCGTCGATGGATGGCGCTTGTAGATGGATGATTTCATCCGCCCGCTTAGGCTCTTCGCCGATCTTGTATCTCGGTTCGCCTAGGTCCGTCCATTCGACCGAGATATTCGACCGCGGAATATGGATGATCTCTTTCGGCTTGCCGCCAACCTTATTCACATAGCCGAAGCCGTCGCCCCACATGATGGCGTCGATCGTGATGACCTCGCGGACCTTTCCGGCAGACATCCAATCGTTGGCATCGTCGTGCACGAGCACGTAGGCGTCGTGTTCTTCGTCGGGCTCCTTGCCTTCGCCGTCGCTCTTGAAGACCTTGGCGGGCAGGGTTGCGACCGTCTCGGCAATCGTGCGAACCGCACAGTTGACAACCGGAACACGCATGGCGCTTTCAGCATTGACCGCAACGCCGTTCGCCGTGATGCCGAAGGGGGCGGTCAGGGTTTCCCAGCTTTCCGAAGCCACGTCGGTCAGTTCGGCCTTCGCCTCAATCGGGATGATTTCGGCTTCGGTGCTCTTTCGCGAAAACCATCCCATCAGGCTGTCACCTCGAATGGAAAGGTTCGACGTTCAAGCGCCGGAGGCAGTAGAGACCGAATGGCGTGAGAGATGCGAAACAGGACGCGACCGGGAAGGGTGCGGGTCTCGACAATATCGCCGCATAGGTGCGGCTGCCACTGTTCGCCGCCAGGCGTGAAGGCCAGTTCGAGCGGGTCGTCATCATTGGTGGAAACCCGGATGACGATTGCAGGGCGGTCGCCGGAAACAACGCTGATCGCGCTGTGATACGCAAACTTGCCCTTCAGTCCCATGTCGAGCTCGACAAGCGCGCTCAACATGCGGGTGATGAATCGCAATGCATCGCCTTCGCCGTGCTCGCTCTTGTTCTGGTAGGTTACCAGCCGCGTGACAGTCGCCGCCACGTCGCCATAAGACGCGCCGGAGAGGTGACCTAGAAGGATCATGATTGCATGCTCTATTTTGATCGAAGGCCGGTTCGACCCGCCTTCGCTCTTCGGAAGCATGCCGGCCTCTTGGAGGCGCCTTGCCACAGTTTCAAACCGGCCATGTGAGGCGCCGGTGGTATCAGCAAGAATGCTGACCGCATCGGATAGGTGCATTGGACACCCCCTTTCTATTTGTGTGAATGTTCAACGGGCTCTTGAGCCAAAAATCGGAAGCCCGACCCGCTGCACAGAGTTAGGACGCTGGAATCGGGTCGGGCTCGATCGACAGACGGAAATGCCGTTTCCATCTGGATTGCTGCGGCGCCAGTACATCCGTGGTCGCCGCCAAAGGCTCGCGCGCTGACATGATCTACCGTCCCTAACAGATGACCATGCTTGACCGGGAGGAGACCGGCGCGCGCGAATTGGCGATAGGTGCAACTCAGTGAGCGCGCCTATCGGTCAGACCGGTGACAGCGATCTGACAATGAAAAAGGGCCGCCAGAGGCGACCCTTGAATTCTCTTCCGCTTATAACCGTCTGCGCGGGGAAATGGGTACCGCCTACGCGGCGACCGCTTCCATGGGCTTTGCCGGTGCCTTGTCTTGCGGCCAGCACGACTCCAGTTCGGAGAAGCCAAGGAACACAAGAGCTCGACCGGCGCCAGATGCACCCTTCGGATTTCCGACGCCATGATCATAGCCGATCTGCTGCAAGGTGTGACCTTCGATGACGGCAGCCTCGAATGCAGGGCAGACCAGACCGAGCCGCGATCGTAGCCAAGCCAGTTCGGCTTCAGCGTCTATCTTCCGATTGATCGGCTCATCACCAACGAACGGTTTGGCGACCGGGCTTGCCAGTCCCTTGCCCTTGAAGGTGACCAGCTTGCGCTTGGGGGAGGTCTCAACATTCGCCCTCTTGCCGGTGACCTGCTTTACTTCCTTGAATTTCAGCCGGCCGGTGCTTTCGTCCAGTTCGGAGCGATGCACGAGATAGACGTTATCGGCCATGTCCTTACCAACTAGGTCGACAACTGCCAGGGTGGCATTATGCAGTTGGCGGTAACGGATGGCGAGCACGAGCTTGTCGAGTTCGTCTTCTGTCTTCAGGAGCTTGGCGAGCGGCCAGTCTTGGTTGTCATTGTCGTGGCTGGCATCGAAGCGATTCGATGAATACCACGCCCTGCCGCGAGCGATGAAAGCGTCAATTTCTTCCGGCTTGCTATCTGCCGTGATGGGTGCGGGCGGATTTCCACCGGGGAAGGAAACCTTAATGCCTGGCGCCCGGATGCGGGTTTTAGGCGGAGACCATTCGCCTTCGCGAACGTCAAGCTGATCTGCGGCCGAAAGAGAAAGGCCGCGCCGGTCTAGGACCGGCACGTCGTCATTGGCATGTTCCAAGCTGTCACCTTTGGATAGAGGATATTTCGCCGTCGAAGCGGCAGGGCTAAAATCAGCAGTACAAATCCCACTCTATAACAATTTAACAAATTTGTCAAGATGCTATCTTGACAAGAGAGTGGATATGTGCATGTGCGCCGCGGTTAAGCCGCCTTGGCCACCTTCGCCGTCCGCTCACATTCATCGAACCGCGCCTTTCGCCACGAGTCCTTATCGTCGTGCAGTTCTTCGCTAATCGAGTCGATCACGCGACCATCAGGATATTGAACTGCGACATGATCGCAGTAGCGGGCATGCTCGACACATACCGGCGCCAGGTTCCCGAATTCATCCATCTGCCAGGCAATGACCGGGCTCGATAGGACCGACCCGCCATCGGGACCGTGATAGTATTCGAGCCGGCAGAATCCTGGTGCGACTGCGACCAGTTCGGGGGAAGTCGCGATATGTCTTAGCGATCTCTCCGATACGTCATCAGTGATCGTATCGCCGTTGATCATCCGGAACTTGACCGTCGCCAATTCGCGGTGGCGCACAGATCGAAGGTTGCTGACCTCGAAAGAGGCGACATGGCGCATGTTAACGAATGTGCTTCCGTCGGTTTCAAAGAACATCGGATCTTCCTTACGCTGCCTGGGGAGTGAGATTGTCGGCGTAGTCGATGACCTCGGCGAAGATACCATCTGGACCGCGATGAATGACGATCAGCCGGGGCGAGAACATTGACGCGTCGACACCCACGATAGTGATGGGTTTGCCGGTTTCTGGGTGCTTTGCCTTGATCTGTTCAGCCAAGGGAATAACAGGGGTGTCCATGGTTCAAATCCTATGAAAACCGTCATCCATCTGCACGGGGGTCCGTGCAGTGATAACGGTCTGATTTTGTGATGTTTTTCGGAAACTGCACGGCTGCACCGACCCCTAGAAAAAGGACCGTGCGTGCAGTTACAGTTCATGACCATCTGGCGGGGAGGGATAAAATCCCCCTCCCGCCATTCAATTTTGGTTTTTAAAGGCGTTCATTGCACGGGCCGTTCATGTTGATTTCATTCAACAATTCGGCGATTTTCCTATGCCCGTGCAGTTCGGTGCAGCATCCGTGCAGATGCCCGTTCACCTAATCGAGGTTTTTGCGGATCACCGCCCGCATGCTGGTCTGCGCTGAAACCTCACGTTGGCGCGCTTCCCGAACATGGGTAGCGGCTTCTTCACCGTCCTTCGTAAGCTTCCAGCCGACACGGGCCTTATAGTCCGCAAGCTTTTCCTTCTTCAGTTTCTCGCAGGCGGATTGCGCGCGCCGCCTATGAGCATTGCCATCCTTGTCCAGCCAGCCAGCCGCTTCCGCGATCGCGGCATAGGACTTCGAACCGTTCTGGATTAGCATAAGGGCCTCGTCCTCATCGCGGCGGGCTTCGGCCTTCATCTCCCTGATTTCGCCGTCGGTCACGGGCGTTGCCATCACGGTCGGAACCTCACGGCCCTTGGTGTCGATCAGCATGGGCGCGGTGACCGTCTTCAGTTCGAAGTGGATAGGCTCGAAGTCGGGACCGCGATGCTTGCCCTGCCAGTGCAGCTTGACCGTGCCGTCACCCTTGTTCAGCACAAGGTTGCCGTCGACCTCGGCGATGAATGCGCCACCGCCTCGTGGAAGAAGGTTCGAAGGATCGGCGTTCTTCACCGGATGGCACGCAGCGAAAACAACCGGCTTGCCGGGAAGCGTCGTGAGCGTGCGCAGATTGCGCGCATGCCTTCCTAGCTCCACGTTGTTGTTCTCGTCGTTGCCGTCGAAATAGGCTGCACTGGTATCCACCACGATCATGTCGGCGCCTCCTAGCGCTGTCACGTCGGCCTTAATGCGTTCGAACATCTCAGAAACATTAAAGGTGCCCGCGATGAAGTGCACGTCGACGGTGTTGGCGTCGAAGTCCATATGATGGGCCATGGCTATCCAGCGCATGCGAACATCATCGGGGTTTTCGCCCGCGAAGTAGACGACGCGACCCTTCCGGACCTCACGGCCACTGATCGACCCGCCAAGCATTGTCAGAGCTGAAATCAAAAGCAGGACTGCCGTCTTGCCGGTCCCGGTCATCGCCGTGGTGGAATAGAGAAACCCGGCCTGCGCCACGCCATCGATATGATAGTCGGGCGGCACGAATCCGCGGACGAATTCACCGCTGGAAACGATGCCTGGATATCTCGAAGCATTGTTGTCATTTGCCGGTTCGAGCTTCTTAAAAGGTTCGGCCGGATCGTTGCGTACCGCCAGTTTCGGCATTGGTGCCATCATGCGGCCTCCCTATCTGCGAAGTCTTTTCCCTGTTCCGCCGGGGCGGTGAGCGTCACCTCGCGGCCAGCAGCGTGCCATCGTTCTCCGACGGTGTTAGCCGCTTGGATGCCTGCGCGGTCATGATCCGCGAAGACGGTTAGGGCCTCGACATGAGGCAGCACGGGAAGGCCAGCAACGCCGCCGGCAGTAAGCCCCGCCCAGATCGGACGGAAGTCAGAAGCAAGAGCCGTTTCGATACCTTCGGCAATCCCAAGGCCGAAAGGGGCCTCAAGCTCATACAGGCGCACGACGGCGCCCTTGGCGCGGCCACGCATCTTCTTATCGATCTTCCTGCCTTCAGCGTCCAGAAAGGTCCGGTGCACGCCGCACGGTTCTCCGGTAAGCGCATCTGTCATCAGCGCAACCATTGAACGGCAGGTCGGACGGAAGGCGAGCGCTTCGCCATCGTAGGACAGGCCGCGCGACTCGAGATAGACTTCGGCAAGCGTGCCTTTGAGGGGCACGGTCGATTCCCAGATGCGGCGGGCGTCATTGATGCGGCGCTGCACGTCGATCATATCGGAGAGGTCAGGCAGCGGGGTAACATGCACCGCAGGCCGCGCGTCACTGAAGCCGAGCCTTGCCTTCACGTGATCACGGCAGTCTCGGAAGTCGTCTTCGGCAAAGCTGTTCGTTGTGAACGTCCCGTCGGCATTGAAGGTGACGGAAAGACTGCGATCGTGCTTGCTGTGACCGGGGCCGGGGCATGAGATGCGATTCCTGCTGCCGCGAAGGACTTCACCGCCTAGCAGGAGGGCAGCTTGTTTAATGTCGATCTGCATGGGCTGCATTGCCTCCTAAAGCGGCTGCCGCCGCATCTGTTATCTGTTGCGCCAGTTCGGGGTGGAAGCTGGCGGCATGTTTCCCGAACGCCTTCGGCGCGAACGTGCGAAACCGCCCGTCGGGTGTCCGTCTTAGGATGAGATTGAATAGGCGAAGGTGTGGGCTGATCTCGACATCGAAATAGGCCGCTTCCTTCACCCCGGCTGTAGGCCGGATGGACAGGATCTGCATTGCACTCCTTTCGGGTTTGTGGGTCATAGACGTGCGGAAACACCCCAAATCCGTTTTGCGGATGGGGTCGTAACCTGTTGATATGTGGTGTTGACAAAGTGGGACGTTTTGCAGAAAAACGGGCCTAGAACAACGAAACCGTACAGACTACGAATCTGGGGGTCAGGAGTTCGAATCTCTTCGGGTGCGCCATTTTCTTTTTTTCCCTGCGAACATGCAAAAGCTTAAGAGCATCTTTGGCTCTTAGGGGTTCGGACCGGCCATTGCGGCACAGGTAATTGCTCCTTGAGCGCCGATTGCCTCGCGCCATCGGTGAGTTCCGGCCAAATCGGGCCGGGCCATTTCCAATCAGGGGTTATAGAGCGCCTTTCTCTATGATTCGGATTAGCCCGCGGCCAGCGCGAGAGAGCGAGTTTTTCCGACCGCTCACGCAAACCGGCCCGTTCTTGGGCGTCCCATCTACTTATTTGCACATAACCTTCTATTCGATCACTTCTATGCGTTCAACCTTTGGGTGAATCATGCGTCCGAGCGCCTGTTGTCGTGGTGCCAGGTTCCACACTTGGGCGAGAGCGAAGCAGAACGGCTGCTCTTCTCGGGCTTGGGTACCGAACAGGACTTATTCCCGAGCGACGGTGAGCGCTGGAGAGAGCAGGATCATTCTTGAAGGAGGTTATCTTGGTAGTAGCGACTTGCACACGTTCTGTTGATCGCAGGCGAGATCGAGGTGTCTCTTCAAGCTGGTTTCGGCTTGCGCTGGGGAGACGACGGCTGATTGGGCCGGGTACGGCCGTCTTGCTGGCAGCTGCCGTGGTGACAGGTTCCGCGCCGGCAGTCTCGGCCGCCACGCTGACCTCGATCTTCGCGACCGAGGCCAACAGAACCGGCGAAAACGGCGCGACCGCCAACTCTGCATGTGATTCGGAGCTGAGATTTTGCTCCACTGCGATCGGCACTGGTGCCGACGCAAGCGGTGTCGCTTCAACCGCGCTTGCTTCCGAGGCCGTGGCATCCGGAACGAAAGCAATTGCGATCGGCGGACGCTCGTCAGCGTCCGGGGAGAACAGCATTGCTCTAGGCACGTCTGCGCAAGCCGCGGGAAGTCAGGCCACCGCCGTCGGTCTGCAATCGAATGCCGGTGGCGGCAATTCGATCGCCTTGGGCTTTGGGGCGCAGACGAGGGCCGGGGATGCAACGGATCCGGACGGCGCGACCTCAGCCGTAGCGATCGGATCCGGCGCGCAGGCCAATGGCGAACAATCCCTGAGCTTCGGCTCATTAGCCGAGGCGACCGGTGAAGGAAGCGTCGCCATCGGTCCGCTCAGCAAAGTGTCGGCCAAAAATGGCGTCGGCATCGGTAACGATAACAAGGTTTCAGGCATCGACAGTGTCGGTATCGGTACCGGCAATTCGGTGACAGGTGAAAAAAGCGTCGGCATCGGATACGCCAATACCGTCTCGGGCGATAACAGTGGTGCAATAGGCGACCCGACCACCATTACGGGCACCGGTTCCTATTCTCTCGGCAACGACAACACCATCGACGCCGACAACGCCGGCACGTTCGGCAACGACAACAAACTGGCGAATACGGCCGATGGCAGCCGCATCGTAGGCAACGGCAACGACATAGATGTCGGGGACGCTTTCGTGCTCGGCAATACGGCCGACGTCACGGTCGAGGGCGGCGTCGCGCTCGGTACCAGCTCTGTTTCCGACACCGGCGCGGTGGACGGCTACGTGCCGTTTGGTGCATCGGAAGCGGACAGAAACGCAATCGCCGAAACGAAAAGCACGAGCGGCGCCGTGGCAGTGGGCAATGATGCCCCCGGTGCCGAAATCTATCGCCAGATCACGGGGCTTGCCGCCGGTACGGCGGATTCCGATGCCGTCAATGTCTCACAGCTCAAGGCCCTCGAAGGCGGCGTGAAAAATGCCGTATCCTATGACACCGACGCCGCCGGCCAGAAGCTCAACACGATCACCTTGAAGGGTGGCGACCCCAACCAGCCGGTTCTCGTGGCCAATGTCGCCAAAGGCGTAAAGGACACCGATGCCGCCAATGTCGGTCAGGTCAAGGAAGGGATCGCCGAAACCAAGCACTACACGGACGAAAAGACCAATTGGGCGATAGATCAGTCGGCCAGCTATACGGATACCGTCACGGACACCAAGGTCCGCGCGGCGAACCACTACACGGATCAGAAATTCTCGCAGCTGTCGGGCGAGCTCGGGGAAGTTCGCGGGGAAGCCCGCCAGGCCGCCGCAATCGGCCTCGCGGCATCCTCCCTGCGTTTCGACGACCGGCCTGGCAAGCTAAGCGTAGCGCTTGGAGGCGGGTTCTGGAGGAGCGAAGCAGCACTCGCATTCGGCGCCGGCTACACGAGTGAGAACGGCCGCATGCGGGCAAATCTCACCGGAACGGCGGCCGGGGGGCACGTCGGCGTTGGCGCGGGGCTCAGCATCACTTTGAACTGA